AGAAAATATTAACCCACAAAACTTCAAACTTTTATGACTTCATCAGAATTGAAAGAATTAGTAAAAGCACATTTTTCTCTAGTAGAGAAAGAAGAAGTAACCACAGAAACATTCGGTGAGGCTAAAGACGTTAATGGCGCCTTTACATTCAAATTCCCAGGTGATTCAATTCAAGTTGGAGACAAAGTAACCGTTGTTACTGTTGAAGGCGAAGAAATGGATGCTCCAGACGGGACGCACGAATTTGAAGATGGAACCAAAATCAGAACTGTAGGTTCTGTTGTTGAGGAAATCTACGGTGCTGATGGTGAAAAAGAATTATCTGCTGAAAAAATGGCTGACGTAGAAGATGTGGTTGAGGAAGTAGTTTCCGCAATTGAAGAAGCAGCACCTGTTGCTGAAGTTTCAGTTGAAGAAATCGTTTCTGAAATCGCTGACGCTCTTAAAGAAGAAATGGCTTCAATGAAGACTAAAATGGCTGAGTTAGAAGAAAAAGTAGCATCATTGTTGGACGCACCAGCAGCTGAAGCAACTATCTTAGCTCCTATGGAATCTTCAAAAGCTAAATTCTCTATGTTTAACGTAGAAGGTGCTGCTAATTCAGCACGAATCAAATCGGCAATGGCTGCTTTGGCAAACAAGAAAAAATAATTAAAAATAATAAATTACATTTACAATGGCATTAGATTTAACTGCATTGAATGACTTTAACAACGAGGTTGCAGGACCTTTGTTGGCTAAGTTAGTTTACGGTGGCTCTACTATGGAGTATATCACTGTAAAAGAGGGTGTAAAATACCAAGAGCCTATCAACCTTATGGAAGTTGACCTTCAACTCCAATCTGGTACTTGTGTATCTACTCCTTCAGGTTCATTAACCTACACACAACGTAACATCACAGTATGTCCACGTACATCTTTCGACGGCTTATGTTTGAAAGATATGGATCGTACTTACTTGGGTATTGCTGAATTAGCTCCAGGTTCTTACAACGAGACCTTTAAAATGGCCTCTACTTACTCTGAATTATTGGTAAACCAATTCCAAAAATCAAATGACCAGTTCATCTGGAGTGGTGACCAAGCTGGTTGCGACGCTTCTTACGGTCTTAAAACCATCATCTCTGGTTCAACTGCAGGTGTTGTAACTGCTGGAACAGGCGACTACACATTGGCTAACCTCGAGACTATGCTTGCTGCATTGTCAAGCGACGTAGCAGATCGTGAGGACCTCACATTCTTCATGAGTGTATCTGGTTTCCGTTCATTGATCTCTAACATCCGTTCACAGAACAACTTCTGGTTCGACCCAACTTCAATCTCTAACAGAGGTGGTATCTTGGAAATTGGCATGCCTTTCCAAAACGCTAAAGTTGTTGGTACAGTAGGTTTACAAGGTTCAGGTCGTATTGTTGTAGGTCCTGCTAAGCAAATTGTTGCTGGTACAGACCTTATGTCAGATTTCTCTGAATTCCAACTTTGGTATGACATCAATAGTGATCAATTGAAGCACAGAATCTCTACTAAACTCGGTGTTAACATCGCGTTCCCTGAGTTCTGGGTATCTAACGACGTAGCCTAATTAATTAACCTATAAAACCAGAATATTATGTCAACATGTGATATTACATCAGGATTTACGCTCGGTTGTCGTGACAACGTCGGAGGTATAACCAACCTTTTCATCTTATCTGGTTCAATCACTGATGTTACTGACGTTAGTGAAGGCTTAATTGGAGGTATTACCGGTTCAGGTGAATTCTTCAAGTATGAATTGTTCCGTCAAACATCCGATTTCACAGAAGCTATTACAGCTACTCCTGAAAACGGAACTGTTTACTACGAACAAACTGCTAACGCAGTATTTTTCAAACTACAAAGTTCAACTCGTAACCAGATTAAGGTATTAGCCCAAAACCCTAACTTAAAAGTAATTGTTCAAACCAACAACGGAACTGTTGATGGAGTAGGTCAATACTGGTTGTTAGGTCAAGAACGTGGAATGCAACTATTGTCCGGAACAGGACAAACCGGTGTTGAATTCGGAGCGCTCAATGGCTATAACTTATCTTTCACAGGTCAAGAACCAAATCCAGCAAGCGAAATCCAAACAGTAGGTGGTGAATTATCCACTGCAATGTCTGGAATTA